GTTGGTTCTACTTTTTTAAGTTCACGAATAGTTGCGTCTATTCCATAAACTTTTGGAACCATTACAACCTAGCCTTGTGGTGAGTTTTTCTGTCTTAGGTACATTCCCATTGTGAATAGCATCCGTTCGGACTCTTGAAGTAAAACCGATGGAGCAATACCGGTTTCACACGCCAGAGTTGCTATAAACCAATGTTGGGAATTATCCCCAAGACCTTTTATTTTGGGTCTGTTTCACTCGGCTCTATTGCTTCGACATCATCCAACCAATTATGAAAATCTTTAGTCGTTTTCTTTTGACGACTTAGCGAGTGCCACGCGATGAACAGGAGGTCAGTTAATTTAAGTTCCTGTTCAAAGCGGGCCACGCAAGTTACTTCCTCAACAGAACCGTCAGTGAGTTCTACACGCAGGATCATTTTCATTGTTATGCAGTCGCTCTCGTAATTGTGCCTGAAGTTGGCCAAGTAACTGAAAGTGTAGCAATATCGCCAACGCTTGAAGCAAACGGCATGTATTGATTAACAAGTGCAGTTGCTGTGTAACTTGGGTTAGTTGCTGAAACTGAACCGCTAGTTGGTGTTACAACAACTGTTGCCAAAGTGTTAAACAATGGGAATAGAGTTGCATCAACTGATGAGGCACCGAAGTCTTGCAAAAATGAAAGTGTTACTGAACCGGTCTTAAGTCCGCCAACACGAGTGCGCCATTCGCCACCGAAGGCTGTGGTTTCTAGGTCATCGGATTCAATGCTAAGTTCAACCGAGTTTAGGTTTGTCGAAAGGTTAACACCATTGACAGTTACCTTGTAATCGGTGGCTGCAAATTTGGCCATTGTGTATTGCTCCTAATTAGTCTGCATAGCAGAGAACGGTAAACTCTGCTGATAAATAGTTTATCTCACCAATGGTCAGTTCTCCGTAGTTGCGCATTTCAGATACGCGCAAATCGTAAGCCTTGCCATTAAGTGTCTTGTCTGATTCTAACGCAAGTTTGATCGATGAACTCCCAGTGCTTGAAATATAGGTGTCTAGAGAGTTCTGTGCACTTCTTTCTGAAACCCTGTGAACGATAACTAAAACCGAGAATGTATAAGTGTTCATTCCACGATTAAAGGCATTGTCGTATTCCACGCTTTGAGGCAAGATAACTGCAATTGGTGGATTTGGATTATCTGGGACTGTATCGGTAGTCCGTAAACCACTAATTGTTGCCAAGTTCACCTTTAGGCCATCACGAAGTTCTGAAACGGATGCCATTAGTAGTAGTTCCTTATTCTGCGATAAGGCGCGACCAGTTGTTCAACGTCAGGGTCTAGGTAGCGACTAACGCGAACTGCACCCATATCGCCAAAGCCTGCAACGCCTAGAGGTGAGTCTAGACGCTTAAAAATACGTGAGGATTGAATTACACAGGCTTGCGTAATTGCCATAGGCACTGAAGCCCAGCCAAAGACACCGGTGACCTGCACTAGGGCTTCATCGTTTAGAACTGGGAAGTTGTAATTATCAACTGCGCGAATGCGTGTGTAAGGAACTTGTAAACCATCAACGACACCGTTTACTGGCTCTAATTGATAATCGCTAACAGCCCAGGTGTAATTCCATGTGCCATCTGCGTTCGGGTCGCTTTTAAGTGTGATTGCTGTCCCTGCTAAATCGTCTATTTGACAGACCCAAGCGTCATCAGCCGCAAAGACTCGAGTTGCAGTTCCCGATGAATAAAAGTAACGACCAGCGTGACCATCAATAGCCCGAGAAGCAGACTCAATCGCCATTTCTAAAAGCGTATCGTCAACGTTGTCAGTAATACGCAATGCCGCTTTAACTTGATTAAGCGAAGCGTAGCCATTTGAAATTGCCAAGAGAACTCCTAAGTATAGGTCTATTCTATGACAGCAAAAGAAAACCTCCGCCGTAGCGGAGGCTCTTTTAGTTTTGGTTACTTTGTCTGTTGAAGTCTGAAAGCCTCTGGTATTGGCTTTATGCATTCGGATCCTATTGGCCAAAAACCTAAGTCGCCAGCAGGGTTTACCTCTTCGTCAATGGTTGCGAGTGTATCGCCGCCGTTTACAACCCAAACTTTGAAACCGTTGTCTCCAACCTTGCGGCCGCAAACAATGCAAAGTTCGATGTCTGGATTTACTTTCTCGCGTCGGGTGTAGTACTTCTCGCTGAAAGTATTTACTTCTTGCTTTAGTTCGAATGTTGCCATTTTCTTGCCTTTGCGCTCTAGCAGGTTTCCCTGCGCCTATGTGACAAGTATTGCATCTATGTATAACAAATGCAAGTCAATTTGAATACCAAATTTATCCCTAAAACTAGGGCTTTCTGGCGACTAGGGCTTCCCTGATACCGTCAATCAGGCTGATTTTAGGCGAATAATGAGCCCAAGACTTAGTTGTATCGCCTACTCGAAACTGCACGCCGACCGGTGCATTTTCTATGTGCTTAAACTCTGGCTGGTATCCAGCCTCGTTACAAATAAGCGTTGCTAGTTCATTAAAAGAAATTCCCGAGCCAGAACATAAATTGAAAGTTCCAGTGATTTGGTTTTCTACGTGATGCAGGACTGCTTTTACGATGTCGTCAATGTGTATGAAATCGCGGACCTGCTTTCCGTCACCCCAGATTTCAAAAGGGTCATCTTTGCGTAGAGCCCTATCGATAAAACTTGGGAATGGATAAGTGTCGTCCTGATCGGAGCCATAACCAGAGAAAGGTCTGAATACATAAACATTTGAGTTCTCGATGAACTGCGCTAAGTACTCCCCAGTCAGTTTTGCCCAGCCGTAGGTCAGGTCTGGTGAACAGACATCGTCTAAATCAATATCGCGTTCCTCTAAAGAATCAAATAATCCGTTCTGAAATTCAGTCGGGTATGCCGCGCTGGATGAGAAATAAACAACATTGCTCGGTTCAGTTTCGTGAACCCAATTAAAGAACTCTGCGTCTATTGATAAATCGGTGGCAACCTTTAGTGGCTCACCTTCAATAGTCGCGCGACCACCAACAATAGCGGCGAGGTGGATAACTAGGTCGTAGTGGTCCTTTCTGTATTTAAAAAAGTCCCTGCAGTCGTTTCCGTCTTTTAAGTCGATGCCAGTTATTTCGTTGCCCTCTAACGCCTTTAAAAAGTGACGACCAACAAATCCTTTATGGCCTGTTATTAAAATGCGCATTGATTAACTCCAAGTCTGATTGAAAATGTGTCTTTATGTAATAGCCAAAGTAATCAGCGTCAGCATTGTGAATTGCATCGTTGTTGACGGCTAGGTATCTTTCATCGGCTTCAGCCTTGCCATTTGTATAGTGCAAGTGCTCAATAATCACGCTGTCTAAATAGTGGATGTTCCCTAGGGCTTCGCCTAGTGCCAACCAGTAGTTATCCATAAACAAATGCTTCAGCGGTGGTGGAGCCATGAAACCGGTCGCTTCAACAATCCCAGCCGAAAGAACGACAGCAGTTGGTAGATTTGCGCCTTGGAGTAAGTCATTGCCGTAAGCGACACCTGGCTTATTGCCTATTGCTTGAGCCAATCGTGAATCCCAGCCGACTGTTTTTGGCAGGTGGTCGTCTCCCATAAATGCGATGTAATCGTAGTCAGGAGCGAACCAGGTGGCCCAGTGGTTAAGAGTTGCGTTCATTCCCATTGGACTAGCGACCACAACCTTTGCGTTGTTAACACCAGAAACTTCAGACATTAAACCTGAATAAGTCTTTAAATCATCCGAATCGACTGCAAATACCAACTCAGTGAAATCTGCTGTTGCGTTAATTGCGTCAAATAATCGGATTGCGTTTTGATTACGTCCACGAGTTGGAACGATCGTTAACATTCTTACATTTGAACTAATCGCCAAAATGTGTCACCTGCCTTTTGAATCATGTTTCTTAGTGCTATTGGGTCGTCCCAATCCTGAATCGAGGTTATACCGACATTCTCGTTTGCGACTACTTTGCACCCAGAAAGTACGGCTTCCATTACTGCGCGGCCCTCGGATTCAAAAGCCAAAGGTAAATGCACGAAGTACTCGGCCATTCCCATCGCTTTTAAGACTTCGCGCCTTGGTTTATTTGTGAGAGGTATAAAAGGTATCTCCATCTTTAAAGCCCAGTTAAAAGCGGCTAATTCGCCTTTGAGCGGATGGTTGCGGCCAGCCCATAGAGCAAAGTTCTCCTTTTTGCCTGGCTTTATTTCGTCTACATCAAAGGCTGAAAGAACTTGAGCCGTTTTCTTTGGATTAGTCCAAGCCAACTCTCGCTTCATGTGCGCTGGCGTATGCGTAACAAAGACTCGCGCATTATCGATTAAGTACTTTAGAGAGTTGCGTGGAGTTTGCAGATGATGTACGAACACAAATGGACTTGATTTACCTAGGGCCATTAATTGTGCGTCTGTAAAAGACTCAGTTCCAGTAACTACGGCCAAATCAAACTCGGCTGGGCTTTGGAAATTATCCGCCGTAACTATTTGAACTTCAACGCCTTTTGGAGCCTTTTTGATGTATTCGTAGTCGGACATCTCGGCTCCGCCTGCAAAGGCACCTGTAAATAAGCCCACAGAGCCATTCTCAGGCGATTTCTCGTCTCGGACTACGTGATGGGTGTACCAGCCAACTTTCACGCTCTTAGGACCTTTCTAGAGCCTTATTTCGCAAAATCTCGACCGTTGGTATCCAATACTTTTTAAATACTTCATCGGCTTCGTATTGCTTCGCAAAATCAATGGCTTTTTGAGAACGGCCTCGGCCTCTTTGATAAGACTCCTCTAGGGCTTCAACTATCTTTGGCACGCTAGGCAAATGGAACCAACTGGTTTGAGGTGCATCCCACAGAGGTTGCCCGTCAATTAACCAGCCGTCTCCAACTAGTTCGGTAGAAGCCGCAAACTCGCTCACGATTACAGGAGTGCCACAGGCTTGAGCCTCAACCGTTGGAATACCAAAACCCTCGCCGTAACTGGTCGCTAGAAGTACATCCATCGCTGTGTAAATGCTGGCAACTACTTCTTGGCTTATTCCGGTGCGGTACTGGTATGGATCAACAAACTTGAACTGCTCTTTAGATAGACCAACTGAACGGATTAGGTCTAGAAGTTTTAATCCACCAAAGGCACCCAAGTAATCGGTGTGCAAATAAAGAACTACATCGTCATGCATTTGCGCGAACATCGAGAACGCTAAAAGGTTCTCACCAAAAGCCTTGCGGTTTGGACTAACACCTTTATTGGCGGCATTCATACCAACAACGAATTTATCCTCGCTAATTCCCATGCGCTTGCGACCTGATATTCCGTCTACTTGAGCAGTTGGTTTAAATACTTTTTCAATGCCATGTGGAATGTATAAAGCGTCAACTCCAACGTTGTTGAGCATTTCTAATCCGTAGCGACTCATCGCAATTGGAGTAACAAAGTCTTGCCTGCACCATTTGGCAACTTCGGGTGGAGCAGGCATGTGGTCGATTGGAACCCAAGAGGCAACATTCCAGTCGGCCCATTTTTCACCCTTGTAAACCCAGACGTCATAAAGTGTAAAAAGAACATGCGGAGCATTGTCGTTTAGGTCGACCCAATCGAACATGTGCGCTGGTACGACATCGTTTGAATAAAGGTCTGCGCCACGTTGATAAACAGGGATGCCATTCCAGTCTTGGTTCGCACCCTCGAGTCCGTAGTTATTAAAGATTGCAACGTTGTGACCTTGCTTCTTAAGACGAGAAGTAACTTGAGCAGTTTGAGTTCCATAGCCAGTTGTTGCCCAAGGCGCGTTTGAGGTCCATCCAATTGTTAAAGGTTCAGTTTTGCTGGCTTCGGCTCGTTTGGCTGGATTGCCAGAACGCTTAGACATAAGGCTCCTATTTGTCGCAGGTGTTAAGAGCCTAGCCCATAAAGCCCCAAAATACGGCACAAACTCGCCTTTTAAATAAGTTGCCCTTTGTATAACAAGACGCTATCCTTGAGACATAACGCGGAGCGATCCGCTAGAGCCAAAGGATAGAAATGAATAACATCCAAAAGAACCGAGTGATGAGAATCGCAAAACTAACATCACCTGCATTCAACCTTGACCAATCAACGGTCTACACACTCATCGATAAAGTTTTAGAAGCCAAAAACAACGATGCCAAAATTTACGCGCTTACATTTCTATTAGAAAATCTGGTTGATAAAAAGGCGGAGGCATAAAGATGAAATGTTGCAGTCTTGTTTATTGGAAGCACGAGGATGGTTGGGACGTCTTTCGCAAAAGTGACTGTTACGAATTAAACGGCAAATGGATTCCGAGTTGGTTTGATACTGCGCTGATTGAGGATTACCCAACTAAGCAAAAGGCCATCGATGAGATGCG